AGTAGACAAGCTCACAGAAAATGGATTCTCAACGATATGAGAATGCACGTTAGATATACTCCAATACAATAAAATCTGATTGCACAAACTATTGAGAACTGTAGTCAAAAAATTCCCAGATGGATTGGATCCAATCCATTGATAGGTAATTGATTTACCGTCGTACGGAGCAATATGAATCGAGTTGACAACATCTTCAAATAATGTGCTTCTAATTAGAGAATCCTCGGCAGTCCAATCATCATCATAGAGACTGTAAAAATCATTAATGATGTCGAGAACACAATACATGAGTTGAGGAGATAAAGATCCATCATAACCAGAATAATCGCCAAAAACGGCGCTAACACCTTGAGAGTTATTAGAGCACAAATGAGCATGGAGTGCTGTCCATTCGGATATACTATATGGATTAATACCATAAGCACAACCGTTATGTATCTTATTCTCCTTTATAAATTCCACAAATGATCCAAAATACTGACGTTGCAAAATGATGTAATCCAAAGGAGCACCACTAAACAACCTTGAGGACCCTGATTGGGATTTAGCAATAGACACAGTCTCGTCCTTCAAATTATCAATAAATCTAAAATCCGGTCGTAATCCAATTCGCAACATATTAAGCTTCTCACAAACTATCTTCTCTAGTTCAATCGCCTTATCACTCAACAACGAATAACTCTGATCATCTCCAAACCAATCTTTCTTGCCACGAAGCCTTCTATCGTAAATAAACGGATAACCGGGCGAGGTAGATCTTGGAATGGCCTTAAAGTCAGTACACGGAATGCCTAATATCGACTCTTCATAAGTCATAGTACGAGCAACATACCGCATCTCTGATTTAACTGTAAACATCTTACTCTTAATAATATTAACTACGGACTTCAATTGCAACGAATCAATAGCTTTATGGCACAACGAATATTTCCGACGAGCAATAACGTTAGGGTCTATATTATCGCGTGAATAGAGCATAGCCTGTTTAAGAAGACTAGTTCTACCCCAAATTGGAGGCACAAGAGACCCAATTTTAGACCTTATTATCTGGGACTTTCCTGGAGTAGGAATAGTACGCACTTCATCTAAAGTAACAAATTGTCTGCCAATTTGAGCCTCAGCAATAGTTGTATCAGGTATATTGCCAATCCCTGAGTGCTCACTAACAAACTTAATCAACACATCATCACATAAATCCACCGCATAACTCAGATTAGATTTAGGATGACCACATATATGCAACCCAAGAACAAGGGGTTTTCCAGCACGAGAATTAGCGGACCACAACAATGAGCCACAATCACCAACATTGTTCTGGATAGGATACCCAAGTACTCCATGACAAGAAACTTTTTCTCCAGCAGCCATATAATCAATACTATCCATTCGGGTAGCAATACAAGTTAAAACCTGATTCGATTCTCGTTCTCGAACAAAAAGAGCTTCTTGTGTCTTAGCCATAAGAAATTGCTTTCTCTCCGATTCAGACGGAACAAAAGTCATTATTGATCTATGCATATGAACAGAAGATGGAAAAACCACCACACAGAGATCTCTAAAAGGACCATCATGAGCTTCAACTGTAGATATATCAAGATCTTTAACGAACACCGTGATACCTCCGTCCGGAGCCGAAACAGGATTTAACTGGATACAAAGAGGACTATCACTTCGTTCAGCGTCGTTAAGCCACGTCTCAGCAAAGTGACATGGAATCACCGCAACCCTGCCTTTAAGAAAGGTTATAATGCCGAATTTGACACCAGCATCACACTTAATTACCCCATTTACGATTAACGGTTTAGGGTAACTGATAAAGTATTGATTACGATTCCTAATGTTAGAGATAATATCACTATGTTGAGTAGAAATATTGATTTGGGAAATCAGACCTGATTTTATAGATGACTTAATAATCGTTGGATTCTTCTGTCTAGAGTCTTTCGTAGATAATACACCAGTTTGTTCAACATTGTCACACCTAGTGAACCACACTACACCACTAATAAACAAAGAAAAACATGTTAAGGAAACCACAGCCTTAGCTCGGGAATCACTCAGGTAAGATCTAAGTTTCTGAATAGGAGGTTCATCATTATCATCAAACAGCGAACTATCATAAGGAGTAGTAGGCTGAGCCT